CATTATTTTCCTTTCTTATGCAACGACTAAGGCGTGTTCCCAGTCAAGTGTAGGCAAGATTGTAGACCAAGTTTCCGACACGCTGACATCTGCCCAGCTCATCGCTTGAAGCGAGAATGCCACGGGTGAGAGCAGAAGCGTGACTGAAAGTTCATTGTATGACGCTTGGAATCGCCAGCCTTCGATAAAGCCTAAGAATTGTCCTGCGTTCATATTTGAAGGCAGATTCGATATGGATACGGGCTGACCCATGAACACATTGATGAGCGAATCACGATCACCATCCTCAAGATCCGGATTGGTCAATGCGTAGGTGATGGACTCAAAGTTGGCTTGTGGATTAGCTCTTAAGTTCAGATAGAAGCTGGCCTGAGATGTGGCATCGGCGGCGTGTTTAACTGTCGTCGTGATGATTTGTGCTAGATCGCCGTAAGTGTCAATCGATGCCGTGTCTGTCGCGCTGACTTCATTTGATGATGATGTGCCGTATTTGAGAGTGATGTCGTTTCGGACATCTCCTGCCCGTGTTTTGATAGCAATCCCACGCGCTAGAGCTTGATTGGCCGAGAGATTCGTATATCCGTTTGTGGCCAAATAGACCGATCGATGTGTCGAATCGGCGTAGGAGATCTGGCCTTGAGCATTCTCGTAAAGATAGCCGAGACCGCTAGTGGCAAGGGCTGCGACCAGTGAATACATATCCGTCCGACTTGATGCCCTTTGTGCCAGCTCATAATTGCCCGGTGTGTCAATCTCACCAAGTCCAGTATTTTGAGCATTAGCCCACGTCTCTGTCGCTGGCGTGTATGTCGCCCATGTAAGAGCCGCCGGAACTTCGCCCCAGTTATTAAGAAGTAGATCCGAGAGAATTGTGTAGATCTGATTGCCATCAAAGTCCTGAGTTAAAACACCATTGGTCAGAGCCTTTTGGACACGCGCTAGAGCACCCAGAGCCGTGATGGTAACTGATTGCGTGTATGCACTGGATCCCACTTGCGCCACCGCGATTCCGACATCGACGACTGAGCCGCCGAAGATGGGGACGTATGTTCCAGTGGAATCCTTGACTTCAATCGATAATGAATCATTGATGTCGATGATGACGGAAGTCTGGTCAAAAATAAATAATTCAATCGTGGCGAATCCTGCATTCGTCTGATTGTAGATATTAGATCGTCCGGACGTAATTGAAAGATTGGCCAAGATGGTCGATGTATATTCAACCGATGCAACCTTAACTCGCCAGACTGGACTCCATTGACTCATATTGCAACCAGAGAGTTCGCTCCACCACCGCCGCCGCGATAGTAAGAATCATTGAGCAAGTTCACGACTTGTCGCGCAGTGCTCTCTGGATCGATTGCGCCATTGACTGTAATGCTGATGCGAGCCGCGTTCTGAGAGTCGGTGAATCCACCGCCAGCGGCTTGAGCGGCCGCTGCTAATCTGGCAGCATTCTGAGAATCAGTAGTTCCGGCTCCAATTACTCCATTTGTCCCACCTGGAGTCGCTACCAATACCGCACCCGATGCCGCCGCTGAAACGCCAGCTGATACTGATGGGACTGTAATTGTTGGAACTTTCGCAGTAGAACTGACACTTGGAATTGATACGCTTGGAACGCTAATTGATGGAGCTGAAATAGTTGAGACGTTCGGTAAGAACGGAATTGAGTTATAGACGCGGATAAGTGCATTGATACCTGCGACGGCTCCAGAGATGAGCGAATTAAGACCGCCTACTACTGCTCCGATTACGTTAATCACGCCACCAGCAATCTGGCCAACAACTTTGAATGCACCGCCTAAAACATCAACTAGAACTGGCACGACATACTTTTGAATAAATGCGATGAAAGTTGCGAACTCTTCTTTGTTGTTAGCGATTGCATCTGTGATTGGCTTAAAGAATTCAGCGAACTTGCCAAGTGCTGGCACTACTTGATTGACGACGAACTCGACAAGCTTCTGGATAATTGGCAGAAGTTTCGCGCCGACTGATTCTTTCGCTTCATCAAATGTTACTTTGAGAATCTCTAAGCGTCCGGCGAATGTCTCCGCGTTTGCCGCGGCTGCTCCACCGAATAGATCCGAGAGCTTTGTCTGGACTTCTGTGAATGTCATTGCTTTAAGTTCGGCGGACGATAATCCGACGCCTAACTTGCCAAGCGCGGCCGTGTTGCCGTCGTAGGCCTTACCGAGAGCATTGGCAACGGCGTCTAGTCCTTTACCAGTTGCCTGTGATATGTCAAGAGCCAGAGTCAGTAAATCTTGAGCCTTTGTTACATCATTTGTTGAAAGAGCCAAGCGAGATAGAGCTGGACGAAGTTGCTCATCTGCAACACCTGTTGCCAGAGATTGCTTTAAGATTTGATCTTCGACTGACTTGATCATGTCATTGGTTGCACCAGTTGCATTCTTAAGAGCTGTGGCCAGTCTTACTTGCGCGGCTTCATCTTCAATCGCTGCCTTGACTCCATCGACTGCAAGCTTTGTTGCATAAGCCGCGGCCGCGGCTCCAGCGACTAAGAATGCCGCTCCTGCCTTCTTGCTGAACTCGCCCATTCGCGTTGAAGAATCATCAACGTCATTGTTAGCCGATGCCAGCGACTTCTTAAGTTGATCGACGTCGGCCAGAATCGAGAGCTTGAGCGTTCTACTATCAGCCATCACCACTCCTTCAATATCTTAGCGAATGCAGTCTCCCACTTGGCAAGGATCTCTGGCTGTATTCGCCGTAGTGTCGGATATACGAACCAGCCCTTAGATCCACGACCTTCGCGCCCTGACCAGATTGGGAACTGTTTGAACTTGTTAGATCCGAACTCGTTGCCGCCCCATAGTTGCTTTGTCGTGCCGCCACCGGAGAACTTTTGCGACGCGAAACCGAATGAGATCTCGCCAATCTTGCTTGACTTGCTCACCTTAGATCCTTGAGCAATTCGCTCGGCGGCTACTCCGCGACCACTGGCAGTTTCCTTGATTTTGCCTTGCGCGAACTCTGCCAGAGCCGATGACTCTTGCTTAGCCTGAGTCGTAGCTTCTTCGCTCATCGCTTTGAATGCACCTAGAACGCGACGCAGATCAGCCTTGTCGTAGGCTATCTCAACGCTGTCGCTCATTCTGTTGCTCCAATACTTCTTGCGCTGTATAGATTTGCTCCGCCGTGATCCATTCGCTCATCGGTATCCCTGTCGCTATTGCTAACTCGACAAGGATCCGATTCACGCTTCCGGCGGCATAACTTTTGGGATTACTTCACCGACGCTCACATCGGCCACTGTTTCGCACCAAACGTCATATCCCTTGATGGGCTTTCCACCTGATTCACGTTTCATGGCATTCCACGCAAGGAAAAGAAGATCGGAGATCCCGATTTTCTCCTGCGCTTGCGAGATCGTCAGCCCTGTCTTGTTCTCCCATTTCGCCCACTCTGGCGGTTGTGCGGTATATGTACCGAACTCGCCTGATGTGTATTCGATGGTGATTGGTAGTTTCATCGTGTGCTCCCGTTTCTGTTTCGATTATGTGATGGTGATAACTGGTGTTGATGCGCATAACATCGCCCAAGTGTCCGTCTGCGCATCTGGCGCAGTTCCACCGGCGGTTGGAGCTACTGGGAAAGCTGTGCCAGCAAATGACGCACCTGTTGCAGTAACCATTGTGAATGCTAGAGCAGTATTAGGAGCAGATGTGAACGCTGTCCACATAGCTTCAAAGAGTGATGATGTTGCACCCCAGTCAGCCAGAAGATTCAAGTTCAAAGTCCACTGATCATCGATGTGCTTGTACTGTTTTCCTGTAAGTGCCTGATATGTCGTGATGACTGGCGCATTGACTAGCGTAATCGATAGCGTCTGCGCAGCGTAATTTGTGGACGCAAGTGAGATCGTGATGTCGCGTCCGGTGATGATTGTTGTTGCCATTTGTTTTGCTCCTTAAGCGACTTGCGTGTAGTAGGTTGAGACCGATAAGTCAGCCGATAAGAGATTGCTCGCTCCGACTGAAATGATTGTGGGACGTGAGACGTCTCCGACTATGTAACCGACTGGCATGAGACCAATCAAAGTTATGATAAGAACTTCAAGCTGATCAAGTGCTCCGGCGTTGTTGTTATAGGCAACGGCGGCACTAACTGTCATGTTGATCTTGACTCGAACTTGATCCTTGCCGATGATGTTAGATTCAAGGTAAGGCGAATCCGGAACGATGACCACGGCTGGCGGAATGACTGTTTCTGGAACTGATGTATAAACAGATGCCAATGGAGTCGCTAGAGCTGTTGCGAGTGCTCCGCGAACGTCGGCTGAAATTGATGTGGCTGTCATTTACATGGCCATACTTTCGACATCGACGTAATTTCCAAGAAGTCCAATGACACGATTTTGGAGACTTCTACCCATGCGGAACGGCGATGGCTGAAAATCCACGCCTTCAATCTGGCCACCAGCGGCCACAACGCTCTGGAAAATCTCAACACTGACAATTAAAATCGCCTGTTCAACGGCTTCGGTTGAAGCATAAAGAGTGGCGGCGTCTGCTCCGGATAGGTACGCGACGCCAGCCGGAATCACGCCGCGAATCACAATGTCTGCATTGGTTTTGGCGGCTGAGAAGATATATGGATCAGTGATGGAATCTGTGATGGTAATTGTGCCATTGAAAGTCGCTGGAACGATCCCACTTGCTACAACGCTCTGACCTGCCACGAAGTAATGTGGCCGTTGCGTTACATAATAAGCGACATTGGCCGTCAAATAAACTTCTGCGATTGCAGCTTGATTGGCAGTTAATAGCGGCAAGATAACTTGCTCCGCGCTGACAATTATGCCGTTTAAGTAAGCATCAGAATAGAGAGAAGAAGAGACGCCAAGTATCGTCCTAAGTTGCGTGGCCGTTACGATAACCGGACTTGCCATCTCTTCTTCCCTTTCTACTCTGCTGGGCTAGATACGGGAGCGCACCTAGCCCATGATTATTTTTCTGACTATGCCTTGTTAATCTTGAATGCGCCAGCTCCGACCTTGCTTACGAAGCTTCCATATCCGTAATACATGACCTCAACCTGTCCAGTTTGGATCTGGTTGGAAGTCAGTCTGAGCGTAGGGCTTTCATACCAGCCGAACGCATCTGGATTAACGATGAGCATCGATCCATCTGTGTCAGTTAATGAAGCTGTGTTCGCTGTGACATAAAGATCTAAGCCAGCGACGATTCCGCGCACTGATGATGGTGTAACGACGCCGCCAGTTGTATTTGTCTGACCGGCTGCAACGTTGTAAAGCGGTGCGCCAGAGACGTTCAATGTCATCAAGTTAGCCCACTGTGAAGTGTTAGCAATGATGTTTTTTGCAAAGCCTTGAGTTCCGGCATATACGGCCGCGGCTCCGCGTGAGACGAATCCAAGAAGCTCGGAAGCTGTTGGATATGTTGCCACTGTTGTTGCATCAAGTGCGGCGGCTGTGATTAGACCAGCGTTTACTGCTGTATCTGTTGCCTTTGCATAAGCTCCGGCCATAAGGCGAAGAAGTTCCTCAAAGAATGCTGGTGAAGATCGATCGATAAGCTCAACGCTTAGCGTATTTTGGCCAGCGTACTTGCTTACTGTTCCAGTGATGTATGAAGCTGTTGTAGCTGTCTCAGATGGTGCGGCTTCTTCGGCAGTTGCGGCAACTGTTGGAACGGCAGTGATCTTAGGAATCTCAAAGCTCATGCCAGCATCAGGAAGTGCGAAAGTACGAATTGCATCAATGTTGCTTCGTGTGTAATTGGTTAATCCGTTGATGACTTCGGTGAGCTGACGTGTTGGATTAAATCCGACTTCAGTTGCCATTGAATCATCGGCGGCGCGAACCCAAAGAGCTGAATCTGAGTTCGGACGAATGCTCGCGCGGATTGTGTGCTCTAAATATGTTGCCTGTGAGTTAATTGGTGAACGTGGCTTCGCAAAATAAAGCGGACGCGATGCAGTTGCATTCACTGATTGGGAAGCTTCAACCTGTTCGGCTGATGCTTCTGGAACGGGTTGATTCTCTTCCACTTGCGTTTCTCCTTCAGTAGTTGGATTTTCTTTCTCTACTTCTGCGACCTTTACAGGCTCCGATGTAGAATTATCTTCCAGATT